ATCTTGAAAAGGAAGGAAAGAGAGATCGGTATCTCGAAAGAAGGGGATGGAATATCATCCATATCACTGAGTCGGAAATCAACAATGTCAATAATCTCAGACAACTCATCATCAATCGTCTGGACCCTATCACCGATCTCGAAATTGCAGATAGGTAGCCAGCCATATTCCTGTTTCCAGACAGGGTGATCGGATGTTGCAGAAAGAGAACGATTCCCTGTATCAATAGAAGTCATCGGGCCAGAATACAGCCTTTTCGATGTTCCTGTAACTTTATTCCATCCCCGGCGCGTTTTGACAAAATCTCCACTTTTCACATTTTGTATCGGTCGTTCTCCATTTTTTGTAAGCACCATTGTATTCTCTGGGAAACACACCCTTTCATCAAGCATGGTCCACCATTGAACGAGCTCTATCCCCAATAATTGATATAGTGCTAGCGCGGCCATACCGACAGTGAGGATAGATTCCGTTTCTGAGATGAGAGTAGTTCGTTGAACGGGTGCCCGTCGATTAAACCATCCAAAATCTTCCTCTGCGTCTAGATTCCCGTTAATCCACTGGTCGTAGATAAGAAGAATGCGGTCCCGAAGAGTACGAAGATCCCAACCCTCGTCATTGGCCTGCTGGACGAGAACGCGAAGATTATCTGCAGTCGTAGCGTAGATAAAATCATTCATCTCCGAGATCATATCCGTCGCCCAGGCAGTGGTATAGATATATGAAAGGGTAACTGTAATGCCGAGAGACGCACAAAGTGCAGTTCCTTGAGCCATGGCTAACATGATAAGGATAAGAACAAAGGCACGATTCCAACGATCCTTGATATCTTCTTCGTTGTCAATCCACCACTGATCGATAGTAAAGAGATCGCCAGTCATGGCAAGCATAAGCATATCTTCGGTAAGTTGTTCTGTGGCTACTTGTCCAATTCGTGTCTCCCAGGAAGCAGCAAGATTGTCAGCGGCCATGCCGATAGCATCTTTGAAATCTTCTGGAATGGGAATACCGAGGACGTTGGACATTCTGTTTATATCCCTTCCGTGTCTAGACGATGAACAAACTGAGCACGAACCTCTGACCACAGGCGAGCACGAGAAGAAAAGAGCTTGGAATCTTCTTCATCATCTTCATTCTCTCCATTTTCCTCTTCCTGTCCAGGCTGAGGTTGCCCATCCTCCAGCATCTGTACCCCAGGATAAATACGCGACGGATTTCCCTCATTGTCAACCGGAATAAGTTGATTTGGCATATAGATCACGTCGCCATCTGCTATTGGTGGAATAGGAAGCTTAACAACTGTCGTGGCAAAGTTCTTCGGTACACCGCTGGCAACCAGATTGGCCCAGGCGCGAGCAAGCTCGGGAATGGCTTGGCGGAGAGACGGGATTGCCCAGTAGTCATAGGCAACGAATTCGTTTTCCCTGTTAAGAACGTGCTGATACTCAACCTCAAAAAGCTTGCTCTCGGGAACGAGAGTATCAGACCAACAGGCCGATCTTGCCTCTGCGTAGTTGCTGTAGGTCGAACGATCCAGGCCAACCCTGGCCCCGATAAGGATCGGCGGAACACCAAATGGCATAACACCACGAGTTTCATTCCGGCCATCGATAGATTCGAATCCCATTTCGTTGAATGTTGGTGTGATGCGGCTGTACTTGCCACCCTGGTCGAGGATGCCAATCTCACTCCAGTTTTCATATCCACCATAAATCTCGTGCCATCGTTCACGAATCGCGGGAATATCGTTCGGATCCAGCGGTGCATCAAACGAGAGCAATCCCTGAAACATCGTTCCCTGATCGAAGAACAACTTGAGGAATTCGGTCACTTTGTTATCGATGTCAATTGGATGGGCACCTGGAGAAAGAGGAGAAAGACCGTAACCCATTCCTTCGAGTGGATCTATCGGGTTAGGAAGTTTTACGTGAATCATATCTTCCATAACGATAGGAATAGCATCACCTTTCCGAATGGCTTCTTCCCGAGCAGCATTGCTCATTCCCAGCCAGGCCGTTCTTCCCTCTTTGACATATAGGAACCCTATCAGCCTGTCATCCTCTTCACGCTTTGTATCTTTCAGAGGGACAATGAAAACACGATCTGGGCGCAAAGGATACATGCGTTTGACTGTACCATCTTCATCGCGAGTGAGAAGGATATAGCAGTTGCCGCTTACGTTGAGATAGACAGTGCAAAGCCCCTGAAACTCGATGAATGACTGATGCGGATTTGGCCTGTGGCATAGAGCAGATAACGGATTCTCGGCTGGGAGCGGATCTGGATGCTGAGAATTTCCAGAGTAGGCCATGAGAGGAAGCTGATAGAGAGATCGTACCTTGTACATAATTGCCGCATAAACAAGTTGGTTAACAGAAAAACCCTCAGTAGCATAGGTTTCATAATTGATGAGATGCCACTGCGGTACCCCCTGACGGAAGTCGGGCCAAACGAACGGAGCCTGCTTGCGAAGAATCGATCCGCCGTAAGGCTGAGAGGTCATTCTCTTTATTGCACTGATTTTGTCCAGGACAGTCAAATTTCGATTCGCCATACTATCTCCATGTCGGATAAACGCCCGTCGTTACAGATCTGCATTTATCAGGACTCTACCATGATTCATTTGTGATTGCATCCATATATCCAGCCTGAATAGCAAATCGGCAGAACCGAACAGCAGATACAATTTTACCGACCAAATATCCAAGACAATATGGAATGCCACCTAGAAACTCAAGAAATCTCTTTTTCATATTATACACCAATCTACCTTAAAAGTACAAATATATACATACATACCCAAATACATCTTACAAGTATACCCGTAATTGTTAAATTATGCAAAGATAATTGTTGAATTACGCAAAGAATATACCAGCAGAAGCCAATTTGTTAAATGCGCCAGAGCTTGCGTCAACTTGGTCCATATTCCGCCCTGTCGGATACGCCGCCAATTCTTCGAGATATTCCCAGTTCCAGTGAGCACGATAGATTTTAACATTTATCGCCCTGCATTGTGCCTCGTAGGGTTCACTTCTTGTCTCTTTGCTCCCAGTCACCTTGTCTGCCTGAGCAGTAAACCCGGCAAGATTCTTTACTGTAGATATGACACTATCCTTTCCACCGGAACCCGGTTCCTGCTCGATGAAGATTTTAGTGTATCCAAATCTCTCCTTGTCGGTGATTGCAGTATTCCTGATAATCAGTTCTCGTTGAGAAGGCGTCCACTTTCCTCTCTTCACATCGATCACATAATACACCCCGTGACTTCTTCCCATCAGTACACCGCAGGTATAAGAAGCTCTCTTGCCTACTGAACTTGCCTTGTCCCAGTAACGAACGAGTACATCAAACCTTATTGGTAGGTCACTTACAATATTGTTCTGGAACCACTCTCTCTGGAATCGGTTCCCACTCCTCGCTCTCGGGCTTCCTTGATACAGTGCATACCACACGCCGGGAACGACTGTCGCCTTAACCTCTTCCAACTTTTCCTTCGAAAATCTCTTCGGACATAGAGGTTCGCCTTCTTCTCTTCCCAGCGCATCTGGTAGTCCCTCCTCTAATCCCAGCAACGCATTTGCTTCGTCCCTTTCGTCCTGCGTCTCGGCCAGGGCAGGATATCTCAGCACCAACCATCTATCAGGTTGATCTTGCAGCAATCTCCCACACAGATCATCTTCATGCCAGCGGGTGTTAACAATGACAATCCTCCCGCCTTCCCAGATTCTTGAATAAAAGGTACTCTGGTACCAGTTCCACAACTTCTCTCTATACACGTCGCTCTGTGCTTGTTCATAGTTCTCAATAGGGTCATCAATAATTCCCAGCATAGCCCCGTGACCAGTAATTGGGCCACCTACACCAGCGGCAATCAAACTCCCTCTATGTCCACCTATCCTCCAGTGGTCTACCGCACGAGAACTCTCATCCGTCTTAATATCGAATATTGCCCTGTACGAATTACTCTCAACGACATTTCTTGCATCCCTGCTCATCGAGTGAGCCAGTGAAGATGCATAACTGGTCATGATAATAGGTTCTTCGGGGTATTTACCGAGACAAAAGGCCGGAAAATGCCTACTTACTTGCTGGGATTTGCCGTGCTGAGGTGGGGCAAACACCATTACGTTCTTCAACTCACCTGTACTTACTTTGTCAAGATGGGCACCGAGGTCCAGGTGGAACGGCTCGACAATATATCTCGG